TGGGGAAATGAGTCTTTGCAGATAATTACCATTTTATCGGTATATAATTATAGATACTATACTTATCATACGTTTAGATGTATTCAATTTTTATTTAAACGTTTGAAGATTTACATATTTAAAACGCCGATTTCTTTAATAAAAAATTGATTTATAATTTTACAATTATAATTTTACATAACTTATATGAACTTTATCAAAATGAACCAAACTAACGGATATATTTATGTTAGAAATCATCCATCGTATGATGTTGATTCTGCGTGTAAAATGGGTAAAGCAAATAACATTCCTGAAAGGGATACACAATATGCTACTGGCGAGATTAAGAGAGGATATTTTGAAGCGGTGTTTGAAGTTCCTATTGAAAAACTGGGAATTGTGGAACGCTTATTACAAAATGAATTTCGTGAATTAAATGTTAAGTATGATGCCGGAACTGAATTTTACAATAAAAACATTATTACTCTTATTGAACCTTACCTAATTAAACTTGGAATTAAATATAAAAAATTATCCAAACAAGAAGTTAGTGATTTAGATAGATGCAACAGAGTAAGAAAAACAATGAAAAAAATAAATATTCAATCATTAATTCATATACTAAACCCCAAGAGAACAAATAAACAAATTGTTTCCTACATACCAAGAAACGACCAAACTATTATTATTGGAAAGTCAGTTATACATTTTCAACAATACGATAAAGGTATGCTTGTATTAATGTGTGGGGTAGGGAAAACTTTAATTTCATTATGGATTACACAAGAACTAAACTCAAATACTATTATTATTGGTGTTCCTAATCGTGAATTATTATATCAATGGGAAAAAGTTATTTGCATGTTGTATCGAGATATTCCTTGTTTAGTTGTGTCTGGCGTAAATATTGAAAATATAAAAAACTTTTTAGAAAATAACCAAAAATGTATTGTAATTACTACATATTCATCTGCACACAAAGTATATGCTGCAACAAAAGAACTACATTTTAATTTTGATATGAAGATTTTAGATGAAGTTCATCATCTAACGTCATCTAATATGAAATTAAAAGACAATGAAAAAACATATATTCAAATGTTGTACATTCCATCCGTCAAACAATTGGGATTAACAGCAACATTAAAATTATTAGAAAATAATGAAAACGCACGAAACGATGATATAGTTGTTTCAAATGATAATATTGAACATTTTGGGGAAATAATAGATCGAAAAGGGTTACTATGGGCTATAAATGAAAATATTATTTGTGATTATGTTATTCAAACCATTATTACACGAGAAGAACACTTAGAAAATCAATTATCAATACTTAACATTACAGAAGAGAATGATAAGAGACTGTTCTTGAGTGCGTTTGCTTCTTTGAAAAGCATATATGATGGACATTCACATCATCAGTTTATTTATTCAAATACTATAGAACATTCAAACAAAATAATTAAATATATAGAAATGCTTTTAGAAAACAACTATTTTGATATACCTGAATTATATTATTCTTCCTATACAGGAATTATTCGTGGAATGACTGCTAAAACTCAAAAAGAAATAATTTATAATTTTGAGAAAGCAAAATTTGGAATAATTACCTGTGTATATGCATTGTCAGAAGGTAATGATTTGCCGTATCTGGATGCGGTTGTATTCGCAGAAAATATGTATTCCAATATTCGTATAGTTCAATCTGCATTAAGAGCTATTAGAAAGAATATAAACGAACCATATAAAGTTGCTAAAATTATTTTACCAATTTTGAATAGAGACGACTGGTTAGAAAATAATGAAAATCAAGACTTGCAAAAAGTAAGAGAAATAATTTATCAAATGGGATTAGAAGACGAAACAATTCAGCAAAAAATAAAAGTGAGTATAATAAATATTGAAAAACATAAACCAAAACCAAGAGAAAAAGAAGAAAGGAAAATTATTGATGAATTTGGTGAATATGACGATGAATTAACACAAAAATTAAAATTAAAAACAATAAAAAGAACTGCACTTGCTACAACATATGAAAAATCAAGAAAAATAATTGCTGATAAAAATATAAAAAGTAAAGAAAGTTATTATGAATTATGCGAAAGAGATAATAGATTATCCAAAGAACCTGAAATAGTATTCAAAGGACAATTTACAAACTGGATAGAATATTTAAGTATTGAACGAGTATATTATGATTTGGAAACCTGTAAAAATAAAGCAGGTGAGTATTTATTGTTATATCCTGAAATAAAAAAACATTATTTGGACTTATCAATTGTAAGTAATGAATTATGTAAAATAGATGCATTATTTCCTCCAAATGGTTTATGGGTTGAATACTACAATGTAAAGGATTTGAGAGATATAATTACTATAACAAATAAAAAAAAGAAAAGTTCAAGTGATATTCTTTGAAAATTAATGTATAAAATATTTAGGAATAATTAAGAAAAAATTACTTTTTTTTATATTATAATATAAAAAATTGATTTAAGAATAAAAAGTAATATATACTTATATATAAAATGCCAACATATACTTGTGAATTTTGCAAAAAAGTATTTAATCAAAAAATTGATTTCACCAGACACCAAAATAAGAAAGCACCTTGTATAACATTAACTGAAATGCAACAAATTAGTCAAACGAAAGAAGTAAAAACTGAATTTAAAACTAACTTATCCACAATATTTAATTATTGTTTGGATGTGTTAAGAAATAACGAACATTTAACAGGTGATAAAGCATTGAGAACATTAGCACACTTGTTGGATTTAAGATTGTTAGAACCTCAATTTGGTAATCAAATTGATATTGATACTTACGATTATGATTTTAGTTCATATGAAGATGATATTATTGAAAAACATAAAGCAAAATTATTAAGTATGGTAAGATTTAGCAATCTTGCGAAAGAAAAAGAAGAAAATATACCAAAAATTATGAAATGTTTATGGGATGAGATTTTATCGGTTCATCCTATTACTAAAAATATATTCTTGAAAGGAAAGGGATTTGATATTCAACATCAATCCACATATAAAAAATTAATTGATAAATTATATACATTTGACTTTGAAGCAGTTGAGGAAGATATTTTAGGTGAAGCATATGAAGAAGTAATCAAAGATGTTATGACTGGTAAGGTGTTGGGACAATTCTTTACGCCACCAAAAGTTAAACAAATGATGATTAAACTTATTGACCCTCAACTAAAAGCGGACGGAACAATTGAAAAAATATTTGACCCTGCTATGGGAACAGGTGGTTTCTTAATTTCATCATTAAGACATTTATTACAACAATCAAAAACAAAAGGAATAAAAATGAACTGGGATTTTATTAGTAATGAAGGACTTGGAGGAAGAGAAGCAGAACCTGATACATACCAATTAGCAATTTCAAATATGTTGATTTCATCAGGACATATGTTTAATGTTTTGGAAAAAGGCGATAGTATTCGTAATCCAATAACAAACAAATATGATATTATTCTTGCTAATCCACCATTTGGAATTGATGGTTTAACCTATAATGAAATTTTACATCCATTGAGAAATGAATATATGCCTATAAAATCAAATAGTGCAGTTCCATTATTCTTACAAGCGATTATTCATATGTTAAAAGTAAATGGAAGATGTGCGGTAGTATTACCAAATGGAAAAGAATTATTTAGTAAAGGAAATGAATTAGTTGCTGTTAGAGAATATCTAATGAAAACTTGTGATTTGAAAGAAATATATTATTTACCTCCAGTATTTACACATACAACTATATCAACTTGTGTATTTAATTTTATCAAGAAAACAGAATGTATTGATGCTTTGAAAATAAAAATAAAAATATCAAAAATGCAGAAAGAAATATGGAGAGAATATAATTTTACAAAAACACATCAAACAAATAAGGTTAAATTTTACAACTATAACCCAGAAAATGAAATGAAACATTTAATAATTGAAGTTCCAATTGATAAAATTTCAAAAAATTGTTATTCGTTAAATTATGCAGAATATCTTAAAGATGATATAGAAGAAGAACAATATGAAGATGGCATTTTAATGAAAACGCTTGGAGAAGTGTGCGATATAGATAAAAATGTTAAAAAACATCCAACAAAATATGGTAAAGCTGTTGGTAAATATAAATTTCATACAGGTGGTGTTAGAACTGATTTATATGTTGATAAATATGATATTGAAGAATTATATATTATACAAAATCGTACAAATGGTTCTGGAAAATGTAATTTATTTTTAGATAAAAAATTTAGTCTTGCAAAACAAACAATGGTTTATACTGCAAAAAATAAAAATGAAATTACAACAAAATATATATATTATTATTTAAATGAAAATATTAGTATTCTTGAAAAAGGATTTATTGGCGCTAATCATAAAAATATATCTCACAATTATTTAGAAAATTTAAAAATTCCAATTCCATCACTTGTACGTCAAACCGAAATTGTAAAATATCTATCTGATATTGATGCAAAAAATAAACAATTAGAAATTGAAATTGAAAATAACAAAAAACAAGCACAATTATTTATTTCAGGAATTGTAAAAACGCCTATAATAAGTCAAGATGATACAAGTTCAGTAAATACTGAACCTATTGATGAACTTCAAAATGAAATAGTATCTGTTGAAGAAGAAGTTATTATTGAACCAAAACCAAAACCAAAGGTTAAAAAGATTATTAAAAAAGTCAAAAAACATCTTGTTATTGTTGAAGAAGATATTGAAGTATAATTATTAACATTCATTTATTAGCAGATAATTTTAGTATAAATATAATTTAATTATAAATATTTTTATTCCAAATTTTTATATCATATAATATAATTATTATATAATATAATACCTATTCATAAAAGCGAAGATTATAAATTATCTACAGGTGCAATGGGGGTAAAAAACAACACATAATTTATGTCATATATTGTTCTACATGACATGTAAGAAAGAATATATTACAAATACTAAATAATGATATATTCTAATCGGTTTAAAGGTAAATGTTAATATAATATTATAATGAGTACTACAGAGACGAGTGAGACTATTTACCAAGGCCGCGTTAAGTGGTTCAATAATAAGGCAGGATATGGATTTGTTACTATTATTGATGGCGTAGATGCCGGAGATAAGATTGGAACTGATATTTTTGCTCATCATAGCTCCATCAATGTTGTCGATGAACAATACAAGTATCTTGTACAGGGCGAGTATATTGAGTTTTCACTTTCAGCAGTAGATACAACCGCTGATTACAAGTATCAAGCATCTTCCATTCGTGGAATTAAGGGCGGTAAGCTTTTGTGCGAGACTCGCAACGAGATTCGCTCTACTATGCCTCAATCTCGCACCAATACTAGACAATCTAGTCGTGTAAGAGGTGCTGGACCTAGAGATTCCGATGAGGGTGGTGAGTGGAGCATGGCTAGTGATAAGCCTAAGCTATCGCGTACCACCAGTACCACTATCGATAGTCAGATGTAACTCTTTGTACATAAAAATAAATAGTAGGTATCTTTATAAAATATAATAATCATTTTGTTATATTTTATATAATTCGTTGTTTGAATACTTAATTATTATGTAAAAGTATGTATTTAAAGATACTACACTAATGTAATATACAAATGAGTACTAGTTCGCAGAATAATAATATGACTGAAGAAACAACTGAGATTGATGACCAATTTTCAACGGTTTTAAGTACATTGTCCCAGTTTAAGAGTCAAATTACTACACTGTCTG